GTTTATATTTTGTAAACTGACAAGATTCAGATCTTTCCCAATCAAAATTCCAGCCGGCGTCTCTATTAGCTTGATGCACATAAGGATGTAGTTCTTTATATATCCAAGTATCATTTAGCCATACTAAATCAGAGTTTCGTTTTCTTTTTAAATCTAATACTTCTTCTTTTTTTAATTTTCTATCACCATAGCCACCTGTTCTAGCCATAACCTCTTTTTGTTGATTAGCGTAAGCTATTACTTCATCACAAAATTTTGGTGTAAGCACCGATGGAAAATAATAATAATAATTAGTTATATTCATTAATATATAGGCAGAAAACTTGTATTAATATCTACCTCTCCATATTTTTTATATAATTTTTTAATTGTTTTTTCATCAATAACATCAAAAGCTATAGTAATTCTTTTATCTTTATAAGGTTCTTTACTTATAACTTTATGTTGATTTAAAGAAGGTCCTATATAAACATTTCCAATTTTATTTTTTATACTATAGTTTTTAAAAACAGTTTCAGTGTTTTTAGGATCAATAGAAATATATCCATGAAATAAAGCATCAGGATGATTGTGCCATTTTAATAAATCATTTTCTTTATGATAATTTAACCAGCATTGAAACCATAGAGGTTTTTTTGAATTAGAGTATTTTCTAATAATTTTAAAAACATCTTTAAACATTTTATAATAATATAAAGATCCAACAACTAAACTTATACAATTATAATATTTATAAAAATCCGTAGATGATCCACCATTATAACTAAACTTAAAACGTTCATATGCTAAGTGAGCATATTTTTTAAAATGTCTTATATTATCTTTTATGTATGAAAGATTAACTACCATATACTCTTTATTAGATATACTCATAAGTTGTAGTTAAAATAAAGTTTAAAGAATCTTTTTGATTGTTAGTTAAGTAATACATATTAGTTGATGGAAACATAATAAACATATTATTTTTAAGTGGTATATCCCAACTTCTTCCTTTACGTCTGTTGTCGTCATAATGTATTCTAACACTACAGTCTTTAACATTTACGCCATAAAGAAAAGTATAATCTGGTGAGTTCCGTAAATCTACTGGATCAATATTTAATAAAGGAATAGATATTTCTTTTGGTTTATAAATATTTCCCCACGTTTCTTTATTTATTAAAGTAAAGCCGTGTTCTAAATTTATATGGTCTCTCATATAAGTATTTAACATATCCCAAGTTCGTGAAAATGGAAATTCTGAATCTGTTACTTGTAATTTTAAAATATCGTGCTGTAATTTATCTCGGTCAATGTCCCAATCTTTAGGCATATCGACATTGCCGTAATATAAATCTATTTTAGATAATACTTTCTTTTGCATACCACATACCTTTTTAATTTATGCTTTATTGTCTGTCAAGTCCCAAGTTGTATTTGCTTCATTCCAGACGTAAGACCAAGAATGAGTACCCGCTTCGTTTTGTGAAGTTTGTTCTGCAGTTAATGCAGGAGCATCACCAATTGGTGATTGCCATCTAGCTTCTGAATTGTTTTTTACCCAAGATGCATATGATTTTTTAGGCCAAAAGATTTGATCATCTTCGTCCCAAGTATGACCTATACCCGCATAGTTTCCTCTAAATGCTTTTGAGTTATCACCAGATGAATGTGTATTACCTGATGTGTTGTAAGAAGTTTGAATCCACATTTGTGCAGGCCAATTATTGTGTTGTTCTAAATATTGTTGACCTACTGATTCGTCTTCAACACCATCAGCATTTAACATATCTTTATTATCAAGTGTTAATACTGTAATAACTTTTCCGTTTGATCCTAATTTTGCAAAATGTGCCATAATGTTTCTCCTTATATCTTAAAATTAATTGTTAAACAATACATAAATATTATTGATATTTATATCTTATTATTACTATACCTGATCCACCTGTTCCAGCGGCAGTTCCACCAGTGTTTCTTCTTCCACCAGCACCACCACCCATATTAGTTAAACCATTTTGAGTGGGTGAGTTAGCTCCATTTCCACCACCACCAACACCACCTGATGAAGGACCTGGGGGACCTGAACTTCCACCACCACCTGCAAAATATCTAGTATTACTTACTGGTCCTGCTTCTCCATAACTTGGAGCGGTTGGACCTATAACTGAATCAGCTAAAAAAGAACCTGCACCACCATCTCCACCTAGTCCTGGCCCAGGGCTAGCATTTCCACCTACTGCTCCAGCTCCACCGCCGCCACCACCAGAATACGCAGGCGCCTGTCCACCATCCCCGGCATTATTACCTTGAGGAGGACTAACAGGAGGTGTGTTTCCTAATCCTTTTGTTCCACATGGAATGGCACCTTGAAAAGCACCACCTGATCCACCAGGAGTTGCACAAGTAGGCCCTCCTGGACCAGGAGTGTGTCCTGCACCACCTCCACCACCTGTTGATGTAATTGTACTAAAAATAGAGTTATTGCCTCTTCCTCCTGAAACTCCAGGTGAAGAGGTTCCTGTTCCAGCGGTTCCTCCTGCTCCAACTGTTATTGGATAAGCTGTAGCTGTAACTGTAATTCCTGTTGTTGTCACTAGTGGTGACATTACAGGAGTTGCGATACCACTTCTTGTAGCGCAATTTGAAATTCTAAATCCTCCAGCTCCTGCTCCACCACCAATTCTTGAACCTGGATAAGTGTCGAGACCACCACCTCCTCCTGCAGCAACAACAAAATAATCAGCGGTATCTTCACCTGCTGAATTTCCTGCACAAGATACACAAAATGTTCCTGGTCCTGTAAAAATATGTGTTTTATAATTTCCACACGTAATAACAGCATTACCACCTGTAGCGGTTATGTATCTTTCACCGAAAACATCTGTAGTATTTCCTGAATTAGTTGCAATCCAACCTTTAGTAGCGTCTACAAAAACAAAAGTAATTGCTCCACCTTCTATATTACAAACAAAATTTGAGGCAGCGCCTTCAATGTTTTGTCCATTTCTAGCAATTGTAAGATGTTTTGTATCCCAAGTATTTGCATAATCTGCCACAGCCACAACTGCACCTGCACTTGGGTTAAGTGGTAAAGTTACATTAAATGCTGCTCCAGATGTGTCTGTAAAATATCCAATACCAGAAACTGCTGGGCCTGGATCTGCTGTAATTTTTGTTGTATTCCAAGATACTTCACCTGTAGAACCAAAACCTGTTGCAGTTCCACTATTTGAAATTGTTACACCTGCCGGAATACTAAATGTATCTCCACTATCTCCTAATGTGGTTGTACCACAATTTGTTCTTGGACTAATTTTATTTACTTTTACTTCACTCATAATTATTGAAATTTATATCTTATCATAACAATTCCTGAACCACCTGTGCCACCGGTACTTGAAGGAGATGCGGGTGCTCCTGTTCCACCGCCACCGCCGCCACCGCCGGTATTAGCTGTTCCTGATGTTATTCCAGTATTATTAGGTCTTCCACCACCATTTCCTCCACCACCAATACCACCAGCACCACCTGTACCTGGTCTTGCATTTCCAGCATCTGTTCCACCGCCACCGCCAGAAGCAAAATATCTTGATGAACCAACTGGTCCCGGCTCTCCATATGAAGGAGCTGGAGGACCAATAAATGTATCCGAAACATAACTTCCAATAGCGCCTGTTGCACCTGTATCTGCAGTACAAGTAGTAGTACCTACAGCGCCAGCGCCACCGCCACCGCCTCCATTTGTACTTACGGATTTACCATCATAACCTCCACCACCATTATTTCCTTGAGGTGGAGATACCGGAGGAGTATTTCCTGCTCCTACGGGATACGCATTTCCAGGTTGATCACCTGGACTAGTTGAACTTCCTTTACTTGCACCGCCTGAACCACCTCCTGATAAAGGAGAAGGAGCCCAGCAACTAACTATACCTGAACCACCTCCACCACCGGCAGATGTTATTGTTGAAAAACTTGAAGTATTGCCTTTTTGTCCATTTACAGCATCCGTGTTTGGAGCACCAGGAGTATTAGTACCTGTTCCTGCTGTTCCACCTGCACCGACTACAATTGGATAAGATGTTGCTGAGACAGGTAAATTAGCAGGGGCTACTAACGGAGATGTTGTTGGAGCAGGTACACAACCGACAGCATTAGATAATCTAAAACCACCAGCACCTCCACCGCCAGCACCGAAGTTTCCACCTCCACCGCCAGATGCAATAACTACATAATCTACTCTATTGTTTGGGGCTGCTGAAGCTGCAGAACAAACTGTAAAAGTTCCTGGGCCTGTAAATATA